GAAAGTTATTGGTAATGGTAAAAAAGGCAAATCATTAATGAGTTAATAATATGAAATCTAAATATCACACTACTCAAGAAGGTAAGAAAGCTCGTAAAGGTTTATACTACAATATAAATCAACGTAAGAAAAAAGGTATAAGCAGATCTAAATCTGAATCTACTATTTCTGGAAAATCTTATCGTTCTATGTTGGCAGGATTTAAAGACTGATCAATTTTTCTTAAAGCAAATTGATTATATATCTGTAAGTATCTTTCCCAAACATAGCTGCCATCAAACCAAAAGGATTCTTTTCTAGCTTTCATATTAGTATGATGGATCATAGTTGTATGATCTCTGTCAGATAGTATCTGACCAATGTTAGGTAAAGACATTGGCGTTAGTTCTCGTAATACATTTATAATAATAGATCTTGCAACCACAAGCTCACGTCTTCTACTAGTAGATAGTATATCTTCCACAGTAACAAAGTTTAATTTTGCAACCTCAATTAAAATATCATTAATGTATGGATTAACTTTATATGCAGATATTTTTCTTTTCTTTCTTGATGCGTTATTATTATTTGTTCTTGAACGCATGTGTTGCAATGCAAGACGATAACCAACCTTAACTCCTAATCTAAAATTAGTTTTTTCTGTTGCTGTTAAATTTTCGTGTATAGTAGTTTTTAGACGTTGCTTAACTTCACTAACCCAATTATCCTTTAGCATAGATAATATTTTCCTTTCCCATTGTTTACAGTTTTTTTTTATAACGTAATTACTTACGCCATTATTTTTTCTTTTGTCTGCTCTATTTCAAAGATAAGTTTCTTTGAGTCAGATAAGTATTTTAGATACTTATACTGATAGCTTAGAGCCTTCTGATGTTTCTTCTCTTGAAGATCTCTCAGCTTTTGCAGACGAGATTTTAGTTCTTCCAACTAAATCCTCCTTTTGTTTTATGTTAGTAAAAACTGTTCTGACATTTGACACCTGGACATCAATCACTACACCTGTGGCAGTTGGATTTGATGCAGTCTCAATACTGTCAAATTCTTCTATATATTTAAAAGAACATTCACAGTTTTTAACTCTCACAATCTTACTCACTTTTATCCTTTTTGGCAATAGTATTTTGTCGTATTTGTTTTGTCATCTTCGTATAGATAGATAAATCATCATAATTATCTGCCTTATAATTCTTGGTGCAACGATATAGTTTTAATGCCATCATTAGATGACCAACGTCTTGTGGTTCTAATACTTTCTTGAGCTTATCAAAAAGAATGATAGTAAACATCTCAGCAAGAACAGCAAAGTTTTCATTGTAATCACCATAGTCTTGCTGTCTATCCTTAATTATTTTTCTTTGTATCTCTTCTTCTAATTGTACAAAATCAGTCATTACAACGTATCAGTTTACTCTCTGCGGTGGGAAAACAACTAAGAAAGGATTGGCTAAACAAAGGGGAGAGCCAACAAAAACCCACCGCAAAGAATGAATAACAGTATTTAGCTGTTATTAATACTGCCTATTACCATAGGATCTATTACCTGCAAATGATTTCTTTTGAAATCCACCAGTTTTAAAAGATCCTTGAGTAGCAGTTGCTGCCTTAGCATTATCTTTTTTAGTTAAGACAACAGTATATCCACCAGTTGCATTTCCATCTATGTCTATGCCATCAAACGCTGCATAGTCATACCAAACGCCACCAATGTTTGCATTGATCTTCCAGTTTTTTCCCTCTGGTGCTTTTGGATTATTTGGTGCAACAAAAGTTGGAAGATTATCGCCTTGCTTTTTATTTAAGTTAGGGACAAGATTTAAGTATATCCTATCCTTTGACTGCTCGTTCATTTATACCTCATTATGTTTTTGTATCTCAGCACGTTTATTTTCAAACGTATCTATTATACGTCTGTAGGTGCTAAGATCATTTGATTTATTTACTTGATCAATTAATTGCTTGTTAGCTTTCCATAAGAAATCTAACTTAGCAACGTGAGGTGCATAACCTACACGCTTAATTAGATCATCAACCTCAAATGGATCATATCGTAATTTACCATTGGAAGTTTCTTTGCCATTTACTTTTTGAATAGGAATATTTAATTCTCTATATTCCTCTGCTGAGGTTATATCCTCTAACAATATTCCAAGAAATGACATTGCTCTTGTGATTGCAAATGTTTCTGCTATTTCAATATAGCCAGGTTTATCCCTGTACTGTTTCGAATACCCAGACGAAAGCACTTGCTCTGGATCAGACTTTGTAATTACACATTTCATAATCACATAGTTTTGGGAGTGTTCAATCATAACACAATTAATCCCAAGCTCAGAACCAAATACCTCCCTAAAGTATTTAATCTTACTCCAAGCTGATACAGTCTTTTTACCATGCTGATTGATATACGTTCCATGTTCAGCACACAGATCATTTATCAATCTTATTTTTTCTTTCATGTTTTCCTTTCATTGTTTTGTTCGTAGCTACAAGAATACAAAGCAACCTCTTTTGATTTATAAAAGATGCCAGTTTTATTCTTGAGATTTGAAACGCCAACATACGTCAGCCTCTCAAATGCCTTATCACATAAATAAGGATTATATTTTACATCCTTATAATGAAAATCAATTACCACTCCACTCATTAGATATATTGATAAAATAAAATTCATAATGCCATACATAAAAAAATACCAACACACATACCAATGATGAATGGGTATAATAATAATTTAAATTGTTTAATTTTTTTTTGTCTGTTTTGTTTTTCTAATGTGTCTTGTTTAAACTGCTCAAGTATTTTTTTATACTCTTTCATATTATTATAATCTATGTTCATACCTTGTCCCATAATGTTGAAGCTTTAGTTATGTATTCCATTTGTATATCTTTCCATGTGTAAGAACTAAAGTCTGGTGGTGGAATTAATCTTGCCATATCTTGCACATTACCCTTTGCAAGTTGTACAATATTCTGTCTGACTTTTGCTTTCTTGTAATCTTCTGTTACGCAAAATTTTAAATAATCTGGTTTTAACATTTCGCAGTTATCAGGTGTAAATACTTGGAAGCTATCTTGATTTACATATAGCAAGTGTGGTGTTTTGCCAGTAGAATGAGAGTAGAAAGCAACTTGCTTGACGTGGTTTGCGTCTGGCTCTTTAGGAATGTAGCCTTTGACCCAAGAGAAACCTTGCTTGGTGTTGGTTTTTCTTTTTGATCTATGTTTTGTTTTAAGTTCTATGATTGATTTCCTATCTTCGTAATCTATTCTACCTATCTTTGGTAAAACCAAACCTTTAAAATATTGATGGCAATATCTTTCACTTGCACTCTCATCATCTAATTTAAGATCCTTGATTGCAGCCACAGTCATCTTAATCATATCCGCAAGATACTGTTTTGTTTCCTGGTGTTGCTCAGCATCTAATTCATTATGCGGTTGATACTTTTCGTATTCTTGTATTTCATCTTTTATAATTTGATCTAAATCTTTTTTTTCATTTAAGATTTTTTTATCAGCGTCATACATATATTTAGATATATAACGTTGCGAAGCTCTGCCTACTGTAACTCCAGCAGTCATACGATAATTAATATTCATCAATCGTCTTTCTTCTTGTGTGAAGAAACAATATTTAATTAACCAATCAGAATCTAACATTGACTCTTGGCTTGGTGATGTGTGGTCTAAATTTAGTTTTGTATAATAGGATATAATTTCATCCTCGTGTGTGTGTACTGGTATCTTTTGCATAGTTGTTTATTGTTTGATTTGACAAATATACCGATTTGGCATACTGGTCAAGAACAAAAAAAATAAACACAACCAAAGATAAATATGACACTAAAAGAGTACAAAGATAGGAATAAACTTTCCTACAAACAGATAGCTGATCTCATTAATCTGCCATCTATGACAGTATATAGGTATGTAAATTCTCAACGAATACCGCATCCTAAACTAATGAAAAAGATAACAGATAAAATAGGTATAACTCCCAATGAGATCTATAATGAATACTACAACAAGCACAATTTTAAATAAGGTTTTAGTTTCTTGGTATGATATTCAATCTTGTGAGGGTGCTTGGAGTACGCACAAGGAAGTACAAGATTTAAAATTAGCTGAGTGCCATACCATTGGATATTTATTTACTGATCACAATGATAAGAGTCTTATAAAAATATTCTCAACCTACTCTATTGATGCTAATGGCACTATGGATTATGGTGATGTTACTTGCATACCTAAGGCTTGTGTCATCAATATAGAAAATCTTAATAATTAATGAACGAGACTGAGGAATTACAAGCAAAGATTATAAGGCAAGAAAAAGAAATAGATGTTTTGCGAAATGAGATTAGCATTTTACATTGGCAGCTTAATCAACTTAACGAACAATTAAACGAACTAAAAAACAAACAAAATAATTAATGTCATTTCTTAATCATAACATTCCTATTTGGAAAGCTAAAGTACGATTAGAATACCTGTACAATTTTGAAAAACATCATGGTGAAGAGGAAGAAGTTATTATACACAGCTTAACAACTTTATGTGGAAGAACTTTACTTTTTAATATTTTGTTACCCAATGGTGCCTCATTTGCAAGGTTACCAATTACAGCTTTTTTTTCTGATAACTATAAAAGAAAAGATATAAAAGATCTTAAATTAAAAGATGTTGTTTATTGGGATTGTTTATCTTACTACGCAAACATTATTGAATTTAGTGCTATCGCAACAGCACAATGCAAAGCAATGGATTTTAACAATCAAATACATAAAGCTAATTATTTTTTTTCAGTTGATTACTGTATGCCAGAAATAAACATGCTAAACAATACTTGGTCTGAGATATCACAAGAACACAAGCACCATCATATTTTAGAAGTTGCGGAGACAGACACATGGCGAGGTAATTATTTGGCTTATCCCAACAATCGTATTTTATTTAATTTACCTAATTTTACAGTCAAAAATCAGATACCTGATTATAAAACTAACATGGACTATCCAAGTGTTGAAACAGATAGCTGGAGTACGTCAGATGACGATAGTTTTTATTACAAGATTAAAGAATGAGTGATATAATATATTTTATAGAGTGCGATCCTAATATACATAAATCTACAAACTCTTTGCGTCTTGTAAAAATAGGTAAAACTCAAAACATTAAATCATTAAAAAGAAGAATACAGTCTTTGCAAATTGGCAATCCTTTTGATTTAAAATTAATTGGTATTATAGATGATGGAAGAACTGAAAATGATATACATAAAATATTTTGTTCTTTTAAAAGCAGAGGTGAGTGGTTTTTTTGTACAGATCATTTTGAGAAAAAAATCAAATCATTAAACTTAAAAAAAATAGATGGACTTAATGCAAAAATTTATACTCATAACACTAATATCATTGATAATTACTATGATAAAAAAAATTATCAAACAAAAAAACTAGATCTTATAAATAAAAAAAAAGAATACGATGATTTACGTTTAAATTATCAAAATTTATATGAGGATTTTGATGAGAAAAATAAAATAAGAATTACATGCACACATCTTGAGTCTTTAATATCTACTTTATTCAAAGATTATATTGTTGTTCAATATAAACTTAATAAAAAAAAAATATTTTATGATGTTATAAAAAACTTAGTTAATTACAATGATTACTATTATCATTTATTTAGCAGTAAAAAAAAATTACAAAACATTTTTATCAGTCAGAAATCCTTAAATGGTTTATATGTACTATTCCAAATAATTAATGACTCTGATTGGTCATACAATCATAATTTAACTAACAAATTAATAAAAAAAAAAGAAGATGAATTTTATTTAACATATAGCAAACTTTGGAATAGTTAAGAAATGGCTAGATGGAATTACTTTAATCGAGGTACAAAATATTCCGAGTGGCATCGTAAGCACGAAAATATTGGAATGATTGATATTGACTCTGTTGAATGTTGCATCAATAAAGGATGTT